GACCGGTTGATATTCTATAACATTTGTATCTGTGTTTAATGACGGTATAAGTTCACCAAGTTGAACATCTTTTATGAATTTCCAACCAGATTTTGTTAGAATCTGTGCTGTTGGGCGATTGCACTCTGGGTGGTCAAGCTCTCCCAAGGCACGATTTTCTTTGATTTGATTTTCTTGATATTTCTTTACTTCACGTATGAGAATTTCTTTCGGATAAACTCTACCATTTTGATTTTTTGCCTCTGCTCGTTGGAGAACACCCGAAACGATTACTTTGCCAGTTCCCTGCTTTAGTTCATTAATTTGTTGAGGATTTACAATGAAAAGCATTGTGTCTACTAGTAATTGTTTCATTTTACGCACCTAACTCATTAATTTTTTTAGAAATACGATTTAATCTTTCACTAATTTTATATAACCTAGTGTGAGAAGAAGACCAAAGTGTTCTTTGATCCACACCCATTTCCATTTTTAAACGAGATGAATGACCAACGATTCTTTCAATTTCATAAATTGCACGATTTATTTCTTTTATAGATTGATTAATTTTCTGATTTGTTGTTCTTGTTTCATCTGTCTTGTACGTTTTATATGATGCCTCGTGTAATGCAGACATCGCTAGCTTATATGCAGATTCTTGTGTTGCATATTGTTTGTATGTTATTGAGTGTTTTCTTTTTGCTTTTGGTACAATCTTATATCCATACTGTTCTGCATTATCTTTTGTTTGTGCATCAAATTCTTCCTTACCTTCACCAGATTCTGGTGAAAATGCCTTTGGAGTTTCATAGCCGGCAACCATACCGGTTACACTCATTTCGTGCATTTCATCTTTAAATTTTTTAAAAGATTCTGATTCTTTTAATTTTTGTATAAACTTTTCTACGTTCATAGTATCACCTAATCAGTTGATTACGAATTAAAGCATAAACAGTTCCAGTATCTACCTTAACACTTGAAAGAGAAAGTTCAACTATACCATTACTACCAGTAAGAGTTGAAAGTGGTAGTGTTCCACCGGCAGAAAGTGATGCTGTTCCAATCGTTCCAACCGGTACAATAACACCACCTACACCAAAATTTGAACTTGTAAAATTGGTTGTCCCCGATCCACAAGTTATTGAGTATAAAAACTTTCCAGGGTGTCCTTTTCTTTCAAATTCATTCCTAGCATCTGTTCCATAATTGTAGGGTTGTATTCCCGTTGTATCTGCCATTACTTAACTCCATCTAAATCATTTATCAAACTATAATATCTTAAAAGAGCGGAAATATGACTTTCTTCTACATTTTTAAGTGTTTTGTATTGTTCTAATAATTCAATCACTTCTGTAAGTTTTATCTTTAAAGACTTATCACTTATTGATTTCATTTTAAATGACAAAACTTTTTTAATTTTTATCGCATCTTCCTTAATCATTTCTTTAAAGTTATTGGTATTACTTACATTACCAATGTATTCACGGAGTAAATTCTTTTGTTCTGATGAAAGATTCCCATATTTTTCATTAAACTTTTCTACAAGTATTTTATAAGAAAGTAAACGTATTTCTTTTGGTTCATTTGATATAGAAGAAACATCGTCTACAATACGTGATTTCTTATCGGATGCCATGTTCTCAATTACAGTAACTTTTGAACGAGTAACTTCAATTGGATTATCCAATTCCGTATATTCAAATATCTTATAAATTGATGCTAGAAGTTTATAGTTTTGAACTTTAGTTTGAAAGAAATTATTTACATTAAAATTTTCGTTTATCGATTTTATCAACTGATACTTTTCGTCTTTAAGTTTCATTTTATCAATTTTCTTTCGTGCCTTCAGGACTGCTTCGATTAACATCATTGCCTTTGAATCAGATGAAAATCTCTCTTCACATAAGGTTTTATACAAACTATATTCTTTCAACAGTTCACTATTCTTGTTAAAGAATTTTTTAAGAATAGATATTGCAACAGATTCGTTTGCAGAAATTATATCCGATGTTATTTGTCTTGTTAAAAGTTCAAATAACATACCCGTATTTTTAAATTTTGAATGTTTAATCTTCTTCATTGATAGTTGCCCATGAGTGTGTATTCATTAAATAAATATAGTTGTAATTACATTTCTTCCAATAAATTAGACTCATTTAATAAATTTGATTCTTCTTTTTCTGTATCGGACGTTGGCTTCAAACTTTCAGAAATAATAGATTTCGTCTTTATCTTAATACTACTCATACTATTCAAGATATCCAGCATTTCTTTTGTAAGTTCCTGATTTTCAGTTGCAAGTGGTGAATTTCCTTTATAGTTGTATTTTGGTGATAAATTCACGTCTAAAGTCTTACTAATATTCTTACGACCTAATGGATCTCTCCCAAATGGACTTGCATCAGTACCATAAGTAGAACCATGTTCTTTTGGTCTACCTGATCCTGGCCATCCACCTTCTGGGACTTCTACATCATTGATAGGTTGTGATTTCTTACCACCGTAGATATTCATGGTAGCCAAATCGTGTGGTGTTCCAAATGATTCTTTTGTTATGGTGGGATCATTTCCTTCACTTTCAATTTGTTTCTGACGGAATTGAAGTTTGATATCTTCAATAATTTGATTCTTTTCAAATTCCGCCTCATCTTCTGAAAGATTAAAGATGTGTGAATAGATATACTTCATAGATAAAAGTTTCTTTTCTATCAATGAGCCAGCAAGGTCTACCCTTTCTTTCATCAACGCAATCTTTTCTTGTTCATAAATGATAGATGGTCCAGTTAAACTCAATTCAAAGTTAACGAGATCGGAGTTTTCATAACCTTGTGCATATAAGTGTGCAATAGCAATCTTTGTCAATTCGGAAACAACAATACGTTGAATTCTTTCAATTGTTCTTGCAAAACGAATATCGAGTGTTGCAAGTGTTGCCTTGCCTTCGAGTGATTCATCAAATCCAAGATACGCCTTTGGAACTTTAAGGGCAGCAAACATCTTACTTTTCAAATACTCAACGTCTTCGATTGCTTGGTATTGAAGGCCTGGTAAAGTTTCAATCGCAGTACCGGCTTGTCCACCACGAACAGGAAGATAAAAATCTTCAAGTATATTTTGCATATTGTATTTAAGATTATATTGCCCTGTTTGTTCATTTACCACAGGAGTTTTCTTCATTTGATTCATGATATTTTGCATATATTGATCAACTTCTGCCGGTGGGATATTACCAATATCAATTTTAAATACACGTTTTTCTGGTGCCCGCATGATGCGGTGAATCAACATTGCATCTTCCATGAGAACAAGTTGCTTGTAAAGTTTACGACCACCTTCTAAGATTGACTTACCATACGGTAAGAAGTTTGTGTCACCCAAAAGACGGAAGTGAGCCACTTCATAATTTTCAAATCCACCTTTACCAAGTGGACCTTCATATATAAACGTTGTCATATAGATATGTTCAGGATCAGTTCCCTCCTCACGTTGCATTTCATAAGGAGAAAGCGGTACTACGTTTGTAACACCAAGACCTTCTTTGATGTCTAAATACAAGTAATTGTCACCATACTTACAAAGGTTACGAATCCACGGCCACAAATTATACTCAATATTTAGAATATCGTAGAAAAGGTTTTGAAGAATCTTACGAATATTATCATTATCCGTCTTGATTGTTAAAACATTTCCTTGATCATTTTTGAGGGTAGATTCATCTGCATAAATGTCAAGGGCAGATGAAACAATTGCATCTGTGTCCATTGCTTCATAATCAGTATAAAGATCAATCTTTGTTGCTGAAAATGAATTGTATTGGTTATAAATAGAGATAGGGGTTCCACGTGTTCCGTGAAGACGACCATATCTATCAATTACTTTTGAGGTATGTGGATTTCCATCTGCTTGATAACGGGCAGTATCGATTACTTTGAGTTTCTTGCCCCCGACATTTCGCACAATTACATTTGTGCTAAACAGGGTACGGAGACGGTCAAATAATGATTTTTGTTCAGCCATTCTAACTCTCACTTTCTACATTTAGTAATCTATAATTATAAATATCATTTTTTTTTGAATATAACGTTTTTTTATAGTAACCAAGTTAAATCTTCTCCCGGTTTTGTTTCACCAACGTCAAGAGACCAACCAGCTTCTTTTTTAATGTTTGCGTGATTTGATGCATTATAAACTTGTGTTGATTTTCTCATATACTCTAAACTTAATTTTGTCTTGGTGAGACCGTCTTGACGTAGTTTGAGTGCGGTATCACGAACCCACATTCCTATTGCAAATGATATAACCAAGTCGTCATTATATCCCGTTTGAGCTTCTGCTCTTCCACCGTTCCAAATAAAAACAAA